CACCGCGACACCAAAAGTCGTTCAATTGCATGAGCCCGTAACTGCCTGTCATTGGGTCTTTGCTGTTGTGTGCAATTGCAATGCCATTACTTTCGCGGGTTATGACTTTCACTAGCGTGTTGTATTCCTCAACAGGCCAGCCCAGGTTGACGGCCAGCGCGGCAAACTGTTCGGCCGCCGTTGCGTAAGGGTCAATAAACAGGGTGCTGGAAGTGGTGGTTGAGGGTTCAATCAGAAAAGGTGCAACATCCAATGTGGCCCTAGAAGGGCTGGATTGGGCATTGTTAAGGCCTAGGAAGGCCGTAAACCCTAGTAGGGCAGAAATCAGCCCTGCAAGTAATTTAGGTGCTGTAAAGGTCATAAATAGAATTCCTTTCATCGGGTGAATTCCACCCTAAGGCACGGGTAGTGCTATTGCAAGGATTTGGCGGTTTTCCATGCCCTGACTGCATCAGGGATTTTGTCGCCTACAAAATAGTTAATGTGCCACGGTTCGGAATCCAGTTCCCAACTGAATCCATATTCCAGGCAATGTGTTTTCATAAATTCAAATCGTTCACCTGACGCTGTGTGCACATCTACGGAAATGCCCCAGTTGTGATGTGACTTTCCAGGTTGTGCAATTGGTGCGTTCCCAGGTTTCAGATACCAATTTTTGCCATCAAACAAACGAGGCTTGACGCCTTCCAATGGAACTGTTGTCATCCGTGCGTTCCATGCTTGCAACTGCAAAGTAATTGACCTATATGTATCGTTTTGTGATGTCGGTTTGAAGATTGTTATTCCTTCTTTGTGTGCGCGCTCTTTTAAAGCTTGCCAAGCATCGGCTGCTGGAAACAACAGTTTTCCATAGGGTTTTGTATCAACCAACATGTTTGCTGGGATTTCGCCAGGACGACAATGCGCAACAATTGTTGGAAAAACAACTTTATGCTTGTGGGGTACTGTCACGCCCGAAACCTTTATCGTTTTTGTTTACCCATCGCATGACGGGTGGAATAATTGCGGCTATTGCGCCTTTTGCGTAGTCGCGCGGGTCAACTGTTCCTGTTGAATAAACGGCTACAAATGCGCCCACTAGTGAGCGCGCGTAACTTGCCAGCATTGCTTTGTCTTGTTCTCTCATTTGTGCCCCTCTATATGTCCGTCTATTTTTTGTTCTATTCGGCCTAGAGTGTTGTGCACTTGTCCGTGGTCTTTTTTGTTGTCGTTGTTAATTTTGCTAATGAGTGCCACGAGTACAGCGAAGCCACCACCGACAATAGCCACCACAAGTTCAACAGCCATCCCATTACGCGCCTGTATTGGTGCGGTTTTCGTCTGACTGAATTTCGGTAATTTGTGCCTGTTCTTTTGGTGTCGCTGGGCGTACCGTGTCATCAATTTGAATTTCGGTCATGGTCAGGCCTTTGCGTATCCGTAAACATATATTGTGCCGCCCGTAAATGTTCCCGCCGATGGCGTAAATGTAAACGCTGTATAACTTGTCGTGTTGTCCAAGAAACCGCCGCCGCTTCCACCGCTTGTATCTTTTGCAACTTGGGCAAACATTTTGGTTGTTTTGGTATTAAATGGGTCTACTAATTCAACATTGACATTTAACGAGGCTGCGTTGACGCTTCCAACTTCCCAACTGGTGGTGTTTGTTCCAGCAAGTGAAGCCGCACCGCCGCCGCTATAAATTGCTAGCGGGATGCCGTAATAATAATTCGCGGCAGTTGCACCCAATGTCATGCGTATTCCCGCGTTTGCGCTTGAACCTGCACCGCCTGCCACAATGATTTTGTAGGCATCGTAAGTTGTTGAAAACGCACCTGTCACTTGTACTGATGCAACCGCGCTTCCAATTACCTGTGAGGTAATAAGCGTTAGGCCTGATGCGCCCACAGTTACCCAGGCTGAACCGTTGTAGTACTGGGTAGTATTTGTTGCTTCAATAAATGCAAATTGGCCTTGTGCCAAAACTTTTTCCCCCGTACCCGAAAAAGCGTTATCACGGGTCGTAGTAGTAGCAAAAACGGGAACACCCGTGTTTACCTGCGTCATTTCAACGGCTGTTAATATTTCGCCAGCAACGAATGCTGGCACTGCGGTTTGTGCGTTTGCTCCCATAGTGTTCCTTATCCTAAGACATTGAGGGCATCTAGTGTGCCATATGTTGGGTTATCCAAAATTAGTTCATAAACAATGGTTGTTGGGGCTGTACTAATTAAAACCCTGTGGCCCGAACTGATGTCCAAATAGTGTTCTATTCCTTCCACAGACAATTCCTGGGCAAGTTGAGTTGTGCCAACCCCGCTAGGAAAAGTCTTTTCAATTGTCACGGTGTCGCCAATGTCAATGACCGCAACTGTGTCGCGTTGTGCGGTAGTTAATGCCATGAAAGCGGTTTCCACTGAAGTGAATCGGGGTTCAGGGTCAGGGTTTAAAAGATAACTAGCCGCCGTGTCAATGCTTCCCTGTTCATGTAGCAAACTATTCGTGATGCTTGAAGTCTGTATGAAATAGGTCGTTATTGATGCTGTTTCTTCCACTGTCGCAGTGTTGCCATTTAATCCAGTTACCACACTTCGGTTGATTACCGCATCTGCTTCAAATGAAATGCCTAAACCAAAATAAGGAATTTTTGTTCCGTCATCATGGAAGTCGGCTACCGATGATGAAATGGTGTTGCCAAGACGGTTTTGAAATGTAAACACACCATCCCGAGACATGAAAAGGCGGCCAAATTCTGCCGTGTCATTTATTTGTGAAACATAGGTCAAAACATTCGTTCCCGCCGAAACATTGTATGAAGCGTCATGCCCCAAGTTCACTGTTCCTGTTGCAATGTCACGGCTCGCGCCAGTAGGGAAATCAACTTCAGGAAGGCTTAAAACGGTGTTCAGTCGCGCACCTGACAATTCAGCCGTTGGGTTAAATGCATCCAAGTATGTTTGCGACAGCAAATAGAATTGGTCGGAACAAAAAACGGTGACGGTATCTAATCCACCTAGCGCAAAGTTGTAATCATAATTAACGACATATCCGCGGAAAAGTAGTTCAGGGTTATCGGCGTTGTCGTAGCGAATTAGTTTGACTTCGCGCATTGGTGCAAGTCCTGGAACATTTTGGTTGACATCGTAAAATGGCGAGTTTTCATCAAACGGATTAAAAATTCCACTGACATCCAAAATTGTAAAAGACATTGTGCCCGCACTAAATGTGTCACCAATGTCGCGGCGGCCGCGCTTGACTGCAATTTGTTGAGTGGATTCAATTACTGAAGCGAATTGGGTTGTTCCCGTAAGCACATATTCAGGGTTATTCAAAACTCCTTTTATTGCGCTATCTAAAGTGAACCCGTCAACAACGAAACCTGCGTCAATTTGCAGGTCATAATTGCCTGCGTTGACAACTGGAAACCCAGCCATCAGGCAATGTTCAGGGCAAGCGGCCCTGCACTCCGCGAATAGGCGCGCAAAGCGTTAACTACTGACTGCCCAATTTCCGCACTTGTGGAAAGCCCGCCAGTGACATTGATGTTGACATCTCCGCCGCCGCTTCCCATCTTGGATAATGGCACTACCGCTTCAGGGCCAGCCTCACCAATAAGAGCCAATGTTGGACGCGAGACTATGCCGCCTTCCGCCATTTTTGGTATCCCACCGCCAGCAATAGTTGCAACAATTTTGTTTACCGTTTCGGTAACCCTGACATCAATATCAACGGTGCGCTTCATCTTGGCGGCTATTGCATCCATTTTGGCCATCAATTTTGGTGTCATCAAATCCAGTTGGGCTTGAATGCCGTCAACCATTTTTTGTGCTGTATCAATGCCGCCCTGATACCACTTAGCGGCCGCGTTGATACCAACTTTTTCAGCCGCCGCATTTGCCGAATCAACTAGTGCGTTTGTTTCATCAATGGCGGTTTGACCGCCTGCAATGAGTTGGTCAGCAATCGCCGCACCCGCTACCGCACCTGATTCAAGCACTTTTGCCAGTGCGTCCTTGCTCAAATTCTTGTCTAGTAATCCTTGAATTTTGCGCGCATATTCAACAACACCAGCAACCTGTGTACGCAAACCGTCTAGAAATCCTGCACCTGTTTCCTCGCCTGCCGCTTGTGCATCAGAAAAACTAAACGCCGATTTAATACCATCGGAAACACTTGTGGCGAAATCATTAAACGCTGTTTTGGCATCATCTAACGCATCTTTCGCATTGTCCAGTGCATCGCCTAAACCTTCCTTTAAAGCTTTGGCGTAGGATTCAACCTCTTTTTTTGCACCGCCAACCGCGGTTTCAGTGTCCTGGAATTTCTTGTTAAAGATTCCCGCTTCGTCTGCCATGCGCATTGTTTGTTGTGCGCTTCTGCGTAAATCTTGGTTGTAAGCCCCTGTAGCACCCGCTGTTCCTTCAAAGGCTTCGCGTGTTTTTCCTAACAAATACCACACTTGTGAAAGCGGGTTTTGCATATTTTTTAAAAAGTTTGTTGTTTCTTTAAGTTTTGTATTTGCTTGACCTGTTGGTGTTGGAATTGCGTCAAGTGCCTGTGAAAGAAACAAAATGTTTTTAGTTGCTGTTTCCGCTTGTTTTAGAAACGCTTGACCGATAGCAACTTTTGCGTCATCCATAACCGCTTTTAGTGTCCGCGTACTGTTCGCCAGCCCATCGCTAGTGCGCATAAAGTCGCCCTGGGCGTCATTGGTTTGTTTGTAAATTGCGGCCTGTGCTGCCAAAACCTTTTGCTGTGAAGTCAGCGCGCCTTTGCCGTCATAAATGCCTAGCGTCATTGCTTCCTGTTTGAGAACCGCGTCATTCAGCAAAACGCCGTAACGGCGCAACGGTTCAGATTCTCCGCGCAACGCCGCACCGATAGCCATGACGGCTTCCTCAGGGCTTGTGTTATTAAACGATGCAAGGTCAGTTGAGAGGGTTACAAAATCGGTTGTGAACCCTGATAAATCTTCGCCTGCTAAACCTGCCGCTTTACCAAATGTGCCGAAAGTTCCCGCGGCATCCAAAACGGATTGCTTTGATTGGCCTAGGTTGCGGGCCGCATTATTGGCAAAGTCTTTGACGCTTTTAGACGCGCGCCCAAAAACAACATTGACTTTTGAGGTTGCTTCCTGAAAATCTGATGCCGCTTTAATGGCTGGCGCAATGACGGATGTGAATGTGCCAATTGCGGCCGCGGCTGGCAATACGGCTTTTTGCAACAGGAACATGGCTTTTGAACCTGTGCCCGACAAAGACGCAAATTCGGCCTTGGCGGCGGCTACGCCCTTCGGATTAAATTCCGAAATTATTGGAATTCTAATTGCCACTATTTACCACCAAATTTCTGTTTACATCGCCCATGACATCGTTTACTAAGTCAAGCACAGCAAGTTGGATTTGGGCTGCATTGCCTTCGTAGGCTGGCCACATAGCGCGAGATGCGTTTCCGTGTCCGTTGTTAATCAGGTTTTGCACAAACTGTGAACCGCTGTTGGTTCGGCCTGCAATGTCGTAAATAGAACCCCAACCTGTTTTTTGCACAATAAAAAATGCGCCTACTGTTTCTGTTCCTGCGCGAGCCTTGCGGGTGTCAATCTTGGCAACAACTCCCTTTGCCACGAGACCGCCGTCCCAGCCCCCTAGACGCGCGTGAGGGCGTGCCATGTGTGAAAGGGGCGCGGACTTCGGAAAGGCCACTTTGGCGGCCTGCACTACAGGCTTTACAATGTCTTTGTACCGTTTTGTATATTCACGGCGCAACTTAGGGTTAATTTTGTTCAGTTCTTTTAACGCGGATTTGACGCCGTACACCTGAACCGAATTCGTTATCACCCGCGCCGCCTTTCTTTCGCCTGCTCATTCAAAACACTAATAACAGTTTGCAGGTCACGGGTGTCAAATTCTATGTGCGGCGGCCACCAACCGATTGAAACTAGTAGTTCGGCTAGTTGCTTTCGGTAAGTACCGCGCCCGTAGGGTTTGGGTTTGTCATGTCCACCGTTTCAATTTCCATATCAGGGTGTGCATTTAGCCATAACTGCGGTGTTGCTTCCAATTTGTAACTTGTGCGCTTCAGCATAAAATGAGCCCAAAAAACAATGTCCATAATTCCAATTCCTCGGCCGTCTGAAACTTTGCGGTTTTCTTGCTTTTCCCATTCAGCGATGCACAACAAATTGGTTGTAACCGTAATTGATTCATCGCCAGGTGATGGCGTGACTTTCATCTGTAATTTCATTAACTTGCCTTTCGTGTCGGGCCGTTAGGCCGTGATTAACTAGCGGTAAAAGTGCCGCCCGTGAATGTCAAATCAACCGTTGACAACTCACCCAACGCACCGTTTACTACTGGCATTGATTCCAAGTAGCAATTGGCGAGGGTGAAAGTCTTGGTAACTGCACCTTCGGTAACTGTTGCAACAACCGTGGTTGCTGTTCCTACAAGTGCGGCAAGGGTTGCATATGTTTCGCTTGCGGCATACGACTGGAACAAGGTCATCGTACATTCATTATTGAACAACCCGCCCGTGAAAAGCCTGGATGTATCTTTCAGTGTACTTTTGTCAAGTTGTTCACGCATGTTGGTGAAAACTATGGCTGTCGCCTGGTCACTCAAATCCACCGCGTTTACGGTAAGGGTTGTGATATTGGAAAGAAAAGTTGTTGTTGCCATATGGTTTACTCCTTAGGTGTTTTCTTTATAGTAGGTGCTTTTTTGGTGCTGTCGGTGGATTCTTGGATAGCAATAAAACCACCATCCAAAAGAGCTGCAACATTGATGCCAGGGCTCGGCTCAAATTCTTCGCCAATTACCCCTAGTTTTGTTGACTGAATCACATATTTCATAAACTGCTCGCTTCCATGTTGACAATGACTTCATAGCAAGGATACAACGCCCCGCCAATCTCAATGGATGTAGGGCGGCCTTCAGTAATGGCCACATTTGCCGCCAACAGTTGGGCGGTCATGTTTAGCAACTTGCGTTGGGCATCCAGGTTAAATGGGCCAGGAACAATGAGTTGAATTGGAAAACTCAATTGGATTCGTTTGTTTTTCATTAGCGGGGTGCTAAATGTTGGGGCATTGATAAACGCGCAAGCACCCTGAATGTTTCTAGGGTCGGTCACAATAGGGATTGCAGGGCTGATGGCGGTTAGCGCCGTGGCAAGGTTGTCTAACGCTTTGTTCAGTAGGTCGGTGTATGCGGTTGGCATTTATGCAACCTGTGGGCGTTGAATACCTAGCAACTGTTGCACCATTGCCGACAATGCCACTGGCGGTTGGCTTCCCATCTCATTGAATGAGGAAAATTGGTCAACCGAGCCGCGTTGTCTATACAATGCGCCACCATACATAATTACGCCTAATTTGCAGTCTTGCGATGGCACGGTGCTTAGCGAATCAAAATATCCGCTTTCCTGTCTGCGCCTAAATGCAAATTGGTTTGCCGCGGCCGCGCAAATAGTCAAAAAGGCTTGGTCGGCCGCCGTAGCGGTAGCAACATAAAGCCAATCTGAAATGTCGTTGGCAGTAATCCAAGTACATACAGGGGTGTACGAAATGGTTCCAACTGTGGTGAATGTGTAATTGACATTCGTTCCAGTGCACGCAAACAATACTTGGTTCTGCCTTTGCACAAATTCATTGAACATCGGGAAACCCGTTGTTGAATCAATTCCAATGAATTCATGCTCAGGCAAATCCAGCACCGTAAATGTGTCATTGAATGGTGCGCCCAATCCAGCAACCGTGATTGAACTACCAACAACAATTTCACTGTTTTCCAGTGTTTGTAATACGGCGTAATTGTCAATCAATAGTTTGCTGGTGATGTTGTAAGTACTCATGGCGGTTAAGCCGCCTTCCGACTAAGCAACAGTGATGGACTGGATGAACTGGCTGTTTGCTGCTGAGCCGCCTTGTGCGTACTGAGCGAAAGATGCAAAGTAACCGTAGTAAGAGAATGTGCGGGCCAAAATATCTGGATTTTCCACACTACGCATTCCTTGCTGGGCTTCGTAAAATTCTACGGCTGGTGCATGAACTACTAAGAGTGTTCCGCTGGCCAAGTTGCCGTCAACCACGATTTCCAACCCGAGTGGATTCATTCCCGACCATGAAGCGGCCGAGCCTGCACCAAGCGTGTTCTGACCGATAAGGCCAGGTGCGCCAATGGCTGGAAATACTGGACGATTTACATCGTCCACTTGACTGCCCAATTTTTTCCAAACATCAACTGCGCAAACAAGATGGGTTGGGAACAAGTTGGTTGTTGCTGAAATGTTTTCTGCCGCACCGTAGATACCTGCGATGAGTGTTGAAACATCTCCTGCCGTAACTGTCCAGGTGTAACCTGATGCTTGCTTTTTAGCAACAAGAAAGTCGGCCGCAATGTTGTCGGTTTCTTTCATGTACTGGCCTGCAAGGTCATTGAGGATTACATTCATTGCGGCGGGGCTACTGAAGTCAGTCGTTTGTTGGCTGATTTGGATTGTTCCAGCGACCGTGCTTCGGCTGACCGAATTCGCATCCAAAACCATTGTCTGTGATGCAACTAGTGCGCCTTGCGTATTTTGCACCCCTGCCAATGTTGAAGTCTGGATTACAGGGCGGGTAAAACTGATGCCTGAACCGTTTGGCATTGCGCGTGTTCCGAATGCGGAAACAATTGGGCGCATGAAGTTGTAGTTTTGAAATACAGGCCCAAGTACTGGCACAGGTAGCAAACCTGGAACATCAGTTGTCAAATCCTGTTCAAGTGCGGCTTCAATGCTTGACTGTCCACGGCGTGCGGCTTCATGGTATGAAGCGTTTACTTTGCGGAATGTGTCTCCACCGATATGCATTGCGGCAAGATATTCGCTTGCTGATGGCATACGGAATTCGCGTTTTGGTTCAGCAAAAACAACTGGTGAAGTTGGGATTGCGGCTTCAATTGGGGTTGCTTCGTTCATGGTTTCTGTCTCCTGTTGAGTAACTTCTTCTTGAATAATATCTTTTTCTTCGTCATCGTGTGGGATGGTTTCGGTTTCTGTTTCGGGTTCGGTGGCCGCAACTTCGGTTATCACTGCACCCGAGAATGCTGGGCGGCCAGTGACTAGTGATAATTCAATCCAATCGGCGGCCTGCACAAGCATTGTGCCATCCTTTTGCATCTTGAATTTGGTTGGGTTTACCCCTACGGATACTGAGTCAATTACGCCGTCAAGTGCCAAGGTAAGGGCTTCGTCCCCCAATGCCGTTTTACTGATGCGGGCGGAAAACATCATACCTTCACCTGCAATATTAGTTCGTTCAAAAACTAAGCCAACGGCCTGTTCGCTTGAATGGTTCAAATACAGTTTTGGTGCTTTGCCATCGGTTGGCAAACTGCCTTCCTCAAAAATGACTTTTGTTCCATCGGAAACAGTTGCGGCGACATTGTAAGGAACAGCAACACCCGAAACGGTGCGACTTGGCACGCCTTCAATTGCGCTTGCATCCAGTGTTAAATCGCTTGAAATAAGTTTTAGCATGATTCTGTTTTACTCCATATTTGGGTTCATTGTTGGCATTGTTTCAGGTGTTTCCATATAGTCGCTTTCATCTACGCCGTCAACAATTTCGGAAAGATATTCATCTACATCAAATTTGACGCAAGTTCCATGAGGAAGCACTGAGTTCATGCTCATTGTCTGCTCAATAACTGACATGTATGAACGGGCCGCAAAAACATATAAATCTTGCCTTGCGCCTTGATTCGTAGAATATGAATATGACCCGACTGAGTTTCCATTCAAGAAAAACGGAATATTGCACATGCGGGCCGCTTCCTTGGATTGAAATTCGGCGGCTTCGGATAACAACATTTTTGATGCGTCAACATCGGTTGGTTGCCATTCAACGAATTGGTTGATTGCGGCAATTTGATTAGATTTTCTTGCTTGCTCAAATGATTGTGCAAGTTCAGAAAGTTCTTGGCCTGATAGGGGTTCGCCTGAAGTCTGTCGCAATACGCCAGCGGGTAGGGCAGAACTGCTATTGCGTAAACGCGCATCTTCCAGGGCAAGTGATGTTGCAATTACTTGTGGCGATTGATAAATGATTCCTTGGTTTGCACCAATGATTTGCACTACATCTTCGGTAGGGATTTGTGCGCCTTGGAAATAGATTTGGTCAGATTTACCGAATGCCACAACGGGTGGCTGTATGTCAAGTGTGTTTACCATTGCGGCAGGCAAACGCGTGAACGATGCAGGCATGCCATCTTGTGTCCTGCTACTAACCCACAAAAAACATCTACCAAAAAAGAATAAATCGTCAAAAACCCATGACCAAAAAGTTGTGTATGTAAGTTGCGGGTCAGGTTGTGAAATCCATGAACGCGGCGCAATTTCTGTTTCCGTCATTTCGCCTTCAAGTTCATCCCAGCGTTTGCGATACATTTTCATTGCTGTGTTGCCAACAACTGACGCAATAAGGTCACGCGCACGGTTAATTGTTGGTACGCGCATTGCGCGGTTGCGCATATCGCCTTGGATGTATGAATAATATTCACCAATTGATTGCTCACCTGAGCCGTTGCCTTGGTAATAAGTGCCACCCGCGGCCGCCGCAATTGGCGCGGTGTCTTGCGGTGAAATTGCCGCCTTAGTTACCTTTGTTTTAAAAATCGCCATGTTTTAGTGTCCCATAGTTATCGGTTTTTTGGTGGCATTGGGCCGAGGACTATCCAATCCCGACAAAAGGTAAGAAACGACCCAACGCCACTAAGCACATTAGCGAGTTGCGAAAGCAATGATGGGTTTACCAACAACGGTTGGGCGGCTGGCCATTGCGGCAGTCCACACCATGCAACGGGCCAATGAAATTTCCCCTGGACTCCTAGCCGAAGATAAAGCAATGGACGATTCCGCTTTGACGGCAACCGCGCGTTGCACATGTTCACTTAATTGTTTTGACCCATCGTGAACCAACATTCCTTCAAAAATCATGTTTTTCACGCCAGCGGTATAACGCACAATTTCGCCGTAACCAACTGTTTGAGTTCTACCGTCATATTGGGTTGGCCAATGGATTTCAATGCTCGGCGAAATAAGAAACTTGACCGAAGTTCCCGCAACCTTTGCAACTTCGGCGAGCATCTCATTGTAAGAATCGGCAACAAAACCAACGGTAATTGCAACACGCCTGTCCACTAGCTGCACAGCACGCACCCCGAAATAGCGTGAATCATCTAGCGAAACTTCAATGCCTAAATACCCGCCGTCAGGAATGGTTTCTTTGTATTCCAGTTGCGGCCACATACCTGGAGGAATCCATCCTTGGTCACTGGCAACCCACAGGTTGCATGATGCGCGTAAGAATTCGGCGCGGTTGGGGTTTGTGGATTCGCTTCGCAAAGTGTCCATTGAAATTGTGTATCCAAGACTGGGGTTGCCGTGTTTCCAAGTGCTTTCTATGTTCACATCCAAAGATGGGTCAGGTGACCATTCGGCTAGGTAAAAGGTTGAGGTTTCGCCTTTGTCAATAGCACGCAAACCCTGTTCTCGCCATCTTTTAAAAACAGTGCTGGATTCTGTTCCCGCTGTACTCCACATGGAAAGCAAAGGGGAACGCCTAGCGCGTTGTGAAGGAATCAAACCGCCGTCAATTGCATCACCTATGTCCCAGATTTCATCCGCCAGGATTAGGTCATTACTAGTGCCATGGCCAACCGATGGTTTTGCGGCTCGCACTATCCACCGTGAACCGTCAGGCATTTGCACCGCATTGCGCCCATACGCCTTAGTAAGTTTTGCCCCAAAACGAACCTCCAGCACATCAGCCAACAAATCAAACAAAGTAACGGCCAAGTCAAGACGGTTTGCGGTTGATAAAACCGTTTGTTTTTGCCCCCGTATTTTTGGCATCTCAGTTAGCCACCAACCAACCAACGCGGCAAGGGCTGTCGTCTTTCCGTTCTGTCTAGCCGTACTTACAAGCGAAACACGGTTTAATAAATCACCATTGTCGTCATAAGCCAACTGGCCATTCAAACAATGCAACTGCCACGGCATCAAATCAATATCTAAATGCTGTTTTGCCCACACCCCCACCTGTGGCCCGTACGAACCCGCCGCATCATGAGCAGGGCTTTCCAATCGCGGACAGTCCTGGCCAGTTCCGTTTGCTTCAGACTGGTTCGCTTCGGATAGAGGAAAGCG